GGTGACCAATAGTGTTTGCATTTCTTAAAAATTTAAGTAATGGGTCTCTAGAGGAAAAAAAGTTTTTACTAACTGTTTTATCCTTGACAAGATCAATTATATTAAATAATAAAGAAAGGCAAAAATTAATTCCTGATTATGAATCTATAACTAAACCTTCAGAAATGAAAAAAATCATTCCATCTGGTTTTATTAAAGATTTTGTTAATAAATTTAACTTAAGTTGCGAATTGCCAAAATTTGATAAAAAAAACATATATTTATCAAATAAAGCTGGTCCAATAGGAAAAACAACATTAAATGCATTAAGCACTATATGTAGCTTATCCTATTATACCATTCAAAACTTATATAAACTTACTAACGAAGAAGGAATTAATTATTTTAATCAAAGTTACAAATTTGCCTGAGATATGAAAAATAGTAATACTAATCATATCACTGGAAAATTATCATTTATTTATGATCCAGAATGTAAATTAAGAATAGTTGCAATAGTAGATTACTATACACAATTATTCTTGAAACCTATCCATGAAAAAATAATGATTAAACTTCAAAATTTTTCTCAAGATAGGACTTACACTCAAGATCCTTATAATAAATGAAACAATGATTTAAATCAATATTGATCACTAGATCTTTCATCAGCTACAGATAGATTTCCAATTAAACTTCAAAGAAGACTTTTGGAACATATGTTTTCAAAAGAATTATCTGAAGGTTGATTTGGAATTTTATCTAGTAGAAGTTTTAAGACACCCGATGGTCATATGGTTTCTTACGAAACCGGACAACCAATGGGTGCTTATTCTTCATGAGCTGCCTTTACATTAACCCACCACTTAGTTGTACATTGATGTGCACACTTATGTGGGATTATGAATTTTAAAGATTACATAATTCTTGGTGACGATATTGTTATAAAAAACGATAAAGTTGCCAGATTATATAAAATTTGAATTAATAATTTGGGTGTAGATTTATCTGAAGCAAAAACACATGTATCTTACGATACATATGAATTTGCAAAAAGATGAATTTGTAAAGGAAAAGAAATTACTGGAATACCAATATCCGGAATTATTAATAACATTAATAATCCTTTTATTGTTATGGTAAATCTTTATGATTTTTACAAAATCAAAAGAAATTACTTAAGTTCTTCATTGAAT